GGATAGCAAATTTGTTTGGATCAATAGCATCTAGAGGTTTGCTAGAAACATCATACATGGAAGATGAGGGCTACACTGGCTGGAAATATAAGTTAAATATATTCTTATGGAATACATTTTGGCCTACATATCAAAAGTATGGCACATTTTATAAAATGAAAACTGAAGAAGATTATTTAGATTAAGACTTGTAAAAGAATTAAGCATGTGATATGCTTATATAACGGATATCGTAACTTAGTAGAAAAGAGAGCAATATGAATCCTAAAGTAACACTAGTGGGTCGCCTTGGTGCTGATCCAGAAGCGATTGGAACAAGCGGAGTTCGTCTTCGTGTTGTTACAAGCGATAGAGCAAAGAATGACAAGGGCGAGTGGGAAGATCGTGATACTTCATGGTGGACTGTGAAGGCATGGAAGACTCTTGCAGAACAAACAAAAAAGACTCTTAAAAAGGGTCAAGAGGTAATGATTACTGGAACAATCTATCAAGAAAATTGGACAGACAGTACTGGTAATAACAGAACCTCATACGAAGTAAGTGCAGATTCAATTGGTTTGACTGCATATACTATTACGAAGCAGCCAGCAACGGCTATGGCTTCATCCAGTGCAGAAAATCCTTGGAACTAGTACAAGGATAATTTTCGTGGTGAAGCCAGTATCTAAAGAAAGGTATTTGGCTTCACTATGAAAAGATATTTGTGGAAATGTAGTAAGTGTGGAACAATGATGTTTATTGAAACAGAATTAGATGAGAAGTATATTCATAAGTACCCAATGTGTCCTTGTGGATTTACTAGAATGGATCCATTAAATGGGTAATTGGACTGAAGAATTAACTGACGAACAGAAGAAGCAGGTCTGGGACTTTATTGTATTTACCGTCAAAGAAATACGTGAACAGATTGCTCTTGATATTGAATACACATATGAAGTATGGGCTACTCATGGTAAAGCTAAAAGCAGGCAAACAAAGAAAGCCTTTATGGTATGTGCAGATATTGCCAGAGGATTGAATGAAAGGGTAGCCACAAATGGCGGATCCAAATCAGACACCCCAGAGGGGTGATTGGAAGTGTCCTTGTAATGGATGCAAGAAGGCTGCCAAGCAAGTAATTGATCAAATAGTAGAAGATTATAAGTCTTGTCTTAATATTGTTGAAGTCGATAAGCATTTATACTGTACAACATACTGGAAGCATGATGACTGTGAAAGATTGAGAGAGTTATTGTTTAAGATTACGAATGACTTTAAGTACACCGTTCCAGAAATGAGATCGGAAGTTAAGGATGCTCTTAATCAAATATTAAAAGATACCAATACTGCTGAAATACTTAAAAGGTTGAAGGACAATGGCTAAAAGCAACAAGCCAACTGGTCATAAAGATACATGTTCTTGCGTTGTATGCGTTAAAACAGATAAAAACTATGTTCCAGTATTCAAACCATGCTCTGTAGATGGATGTGAAAAAAATATTCACGCTAGAGGATTTTGTAAAAGTCATTATGAAACTAAAAGGGTAACTGGTAAATTTTTAGATATTAAAAATTTTAGAACATGTAGTATTAATGGATGCAACACCATTCACTTTACAGGAGGATATTGTTTAAAGCACAGAGAGAGGTATGGAAATAGACATAAAGATTTTACAGTAGAAGAATCCGAAAAAAGACTAAAAGAACAAAATAATTCTTGTAAAGGTTGTAAAAAAATTTTTACAGATGATAGGTGGGTAATAGATCATGATCATGCCTGCTGTCCACCGAGACACAGCTGCCTTAAATGTCGTCGTGGACTTCTTCATGATTCATGCAATAAAGCTCTTGGATCAGTAAATGACGACTATGATACTTTAATTAATTTAGCAAATTATTTAAGAGAGCATTATAAAAATAACCCACAATTTAATAAGCAGCAATAGCTCAGTTGGTTAGAGCCCCCGACTCATAATCGGGTCGTCGTAGGTTCAAGTCCTACTTGCTGCACAATGCGGATGTTGCATAATGGTAGTGCTTCAGCCTTCCAAGCTGATGGTGCGAGTTCGATTCTCGTCATCCGCTCCAGACCTCTGTAGCTCAGTGGACAGAGCGAGACTCTTCTAAGGTCTGCGTCGCAGGTTCGATTCCTGCCAGGGGTGCTATAATTTTTACATGAGCATTGAAGATGAGATAAGATCTATTCTTTTTGAAATTGGAAAAGATGTAAAGATACATAAACTTATTGATGGTAATCTTATTATTGATATTGATTATGAAAAATATGTTGATGCTATAATAGAGGTTATAAATAAAAAGGGGTAATCTTGGCTAGAATAGTTTTTCTTGGTAATTTTCGTGTTGACTATACTAGCGAAACTCATCATGCAAATACCCTGCAATCTTTAGGACATAAAGTAGTTAGACTTCAAGAAACTGAAGCCAGAAGCGAAGAAATACTAAGATATGCAATAGACGCCGATCTATTTATTTGGGTTCATACACACGGCTGGAGAACTCCTGGCAAATTTGAAATGGACAAGGTTCTTAAAACCTTAAAAGAATATAATGTTATAACAATGACCTACCATTTAGATCTATGGTTTGGATTACAGAGACAAAAAGATTTAGATACCCACCCAGTTTATAAAAATATAGGTCATTTCTTTACAGTAGATAGACAGATGGCTGACTGGTTTAATGATAAGACTAAGGTTATAGGTCATTATATACCTGCTGGCGTATATTATGATGAGTGCGAAATTAAAGATTATACAAAAAGACATGATATTGTTTTTGTTGGCAGTAAAAAATATCACCCAGAATGGGAGTATAGACCAAAATTAATTGATTGGTTGCATGATACCTACGGAGAAAGATTTGAGCATTATGGTAATGGAGGACTTCCTGGACTTCGTGGTGCTAAATTAAATAAACTATATTCATCAACCAAAATAGTTATTGGAGATACATTGTGCTTGGGTTTTAAATACCCAGATTACTGGTCTGATCGTGTATACGAGACTATGGGGCGTGGTGGTTTTATAATTCATCCATATATTCAGGGGATGGAAAGAGAGTTTGAAGATAAGAAGCATTTAGTATTTTATGAATATGGAAACTTTAAACAATTAAAAGAACTTATAGATTATTACCTAAAGAATGATTCTGAACGTGAAGCTATAAGAAAATCTGGTCATGAACTTGTAAAACAAAATTACACCTATAAAAATAGGTGGCAACAAATACTTAAGGAGCTAGGAATATGATATTTCATGTACCAATGGCAACGGGGATTAGTTTTGATCTTAGAGAAGACTATGAAACTGACCCAATAGTTGTTAGAGAAATATGGGAAGAAAATGTTTACGAAGTTAAAGATACACACTTTAATAGGGGTGGAGTAGTTATAGATCTTGGAGCCAACATTGGAACCTTTTCTGTATATGCCGCCCATTTTGGAGCCACTGTTTATGCAGTAGAACCAGAACCACATAATCGTGAAGCATTGGAAAAAAATATTGCACTAAACAGCATGAAAGATAAGATACATGTACTTCCATATGCTATTAGCGACTATAAGGGAACTGCTGTTATTAGTGATAGTGGTGGTGGATCTACAATAAAAGATGATGGTATCTTTGGGGCAGAGGTAGAAGTAATGTCATTAGATAATCTCTTTAGTCTTTATCATATCAATAGTGTAGACGTACTTAAAATAGATGTAGAAGGTGCGGAACTTGAAATAATTCTTGGTGCATCTAGAGATAACTTAAACAAATGTAAATTTATAACTATGGAGTTTGATGTTAGATCTGGTAGTCGCATGGGAGATATGGTGCAAAAACTTTCTGAGACTCACCATGTTCGCACAATGGGAAGCTGGGAACGTGGTGGAATGATTTGGGCTTGGCTATACTAGATGAGACTTGGGATTATAGCAAGATGTGACGATACTGGTCTGGGTAATCAGACTAGGGAACTTGTAAATATGCTTAATCCAAGCAAGATTTTGGTAATTGATTCTTCACCTTTTAACTCTAATTCCCAGCATCTGGATTGGTACAAAGAATATAATTGTCAATATATTTCTGGCTTTCCTAAAGAAGAAGATATTAGATTATTTTTAAAAAATGTTGACATAGTATTATCTTGTGAAACATTTTATAATAAAAGCTTTGTGGGGTTAGCCAATAGAAAAAATATCAAGACTATTTTGCAATATAACTATGAATTCTTGGACTATTTTCAGCTACCAGACCATACCCTCCCAGATATCCTTCTAGCGCCTAGTTTATGGGGCTTTGAGGCCGTTATGGAGGCTTTTGGGGATAGGACTAGACTAATTCATCTACCCCCTCCAATTGACCACAGTGCCTTTGATAAGGCCTTAAAGATTAATTCTGAAACAGACCATAATCGTATTTTACATGTGGGTGGAAAAGCAGCACACCTTGATCGGAACGGTACTAATACAGTCATAGAAATGCTTAAATATTCTAAGGCAGATTACGAAATAGTAATTAGATCCCAGTCTGAGATAGATTTAAATATAAAAGATAGCAGGATATCTGTTGAGATTAACAATATAGAAAATAAAGAAGATATGTATGTTGGTTTTGATGCACTAGTTTTGCCCAGAAGATATGCTGGACTTTGTTTGCCTATGAACGAAGCTCTCCTTAGTGGAATGCCTGTATTTATGACAGATATATCTCCGAATAATAAAGTTCTTCCAAAGGAATGGCTTGTTGAGTCTAACAAAATTAATCAATTTAAGGCTAGAACAAGGATAGATGTTTACGAAGCCAATCCAGAAAAACTTGCAGAATTAGTTGATAGTTATATTAATAATAATAAGTCAGAACAGAAAAAACATGCTTTTGAAATTGGATATAATAATTTTTCTGCTGATGTTTTAAAAGATAAGTATATGAATATATTAAAATAGAGCGGGCCCATTTCTAGACCCGCCCTATCTCCGCCGAGCTATTTACTCAGACTTCTTCTTCTTTGGCTTTGCAGCCTTGAGAGCTTCTTCAACAGCTTTAGCTGCTGGCATACGTCCAAATGCTGGATCGTTTGGATTAACTGCACGTGCTAGTACTGGGATAATCGCACCAACAAGTGCTGCCCATAGATCTTTTGGATCTGTTACTCCTGCAACGTACAAAGCTGATACTGCACCCACAACTGAACGAGCATAGGATGCAAGCATTGCCTTTAGTTCTTTCTCTGTCATTTTGACCTCCTAGGATAGAACTTTAATTAGTATAGCATATCCAGCCCAGAGCCCTATAATTCCTGCTACTCCTGCGAATACAGGTGGCGCTGGTACTGGTAATTTGAATGCTGCGAAAACTACGCCACATCCAAAACCTGTTAAAACAGACAATAATATGTCTTTCATATCTCCCCCATTAAATATTGTTCGTAATGTTTTTTACAAAAATCAACGAACCTTGTTTCTGTCATTGAAAGCTTTTCACTTTCTGATGTACACTCTTTTACTTCGCATACTGGATAGTCATACGACCAAGCCTCATCCATTGTTTTTAATTTAAATTTTATCATTCCTTGGATCTTTTTCTGGGTTATCTAATGGAGTTGGAGCAGTTGCCAATGCTTCACATGAATTACACTGAATATCTAAATGATACATACCAACGGTGTACGTTTCTGGATCAAAAGAAACTAATGCCCTAAAAAGAGTATCTCCGCAGTTAGGACAAACACATGTAGGAATTCCTCTAGCGTCTATCATCTATTTCCTCTGGCAACAAACCCTTTAATTCTGATATTTCTGCAATTATCTTTTTAATAGCTTTATCATGTGGCGGAACCATACCCTCAATAACCACCCCATATTGCTTATAGTATTCAAGCTCTGGCTCTACCTCTTTTATAAATTTTGATATTGTGCTTTGTGTTCTTTCTATATAATCAAAGGCCCAATCACGAGACTCTGATAAAAACTTAATAAAACTTTCTTTATGAATTTTATCAGCATCCATGCTTGGAGAAAAATCTTTGCCTATTGTTTGATCTGTAGATGACAGATACATCAGTATGGATTCAGCTAAATTTTGTGTAGTTATCTTCAACTGTCTGGCAGTATAAACATATGCTATAAAAAATGATAGTCCAAAAACCGCAAGGAAGATTGACAGTATATCCATTAGATACCTCGTTTCATATATAAGTATACTACACTAATCAAAATCTATACCGTAAAAATCTTTAAATTTATGACCACAAAAATCTTCATACTGATCAAGACTTCTTATGTTGCCAGCACCATATATTCCGTCCTCTATACCGCAAAGAACACGCATTTGTTTTTCATACGATATATTTTCTAGATCCCTCCATGATATTGACCTTAGCCTACTATCTTTCCATATCTTTTTATATCCACCACGACCATAGAAATGGTATGCTATTTTTTTAGATGGAGAATATATATCCCAGCCTCTTGTCCATGCCCTCATTGCAAAACATATTTCTTCTCCAAAGAAAGAAATCTCTGGATCATAGGGAACTTCTTGAACTATTTTACCAGTTGTAAATATAAAACCACCTAGAACAGTGCTGGACTCTTCTGGATTCTTAAAAGTTTTATCTATAAACTCAGATCTTTTTGCAGTCCACTCTTTTCTTTTATTTAAAAATGGATGCTGCTTAGTTGGGTATGGCACTCTTTCTGTATCCTTCAAAGGAAAAGATATTTTTCCATTTGATTCTACAAAATACGGCGGTGGAAAATAAGAAAGTATAACTTTTTTGTTATTAGCAATACTCTGAGCTTTTGATAGCTCTGAAATACACATATCATCCCAGTCTTTTGCAAATAAAGTATGCGAATCAACCTGTAAAAAATAATCTTGATTTGTGTAAGAGTGCATTGCTATTGCTCTTGCAAAACCCGCACCTCTTGCTTCTTTTGGGTGCATAGATGTAAGGCTAAGATTTGGAACCCACGATAGGTCTGGAATATCCTTTTCATGATCTTGTACAACTATTGCAAAATAAATATCATGTTTACCAGATGAATTGTCTAAAGCAGAACGAACTGTTCTAATAAGTTCTGGGTCACGATAACTAGCAATTGATATAAATATACTCATCTATCCTCGTGAGTTACCCAGTAATACTTACATGTGCTACAACATGGCTGATTATAAAGACTATGTTTTGCATATCCAAACCTTGCGTAATACATAGGATCTTTATCAAACAGGTTAGCCTTGTGTGTAGTTATTAAACGCATAAGTTTTGTGTTGTCATTCCAGAATGATGGTGGGTTTTCTCCCCATTGATCCCAGCACATTTCCTTAAGTCTATTTAAATTTGCTTCGTTGTTTTCTGTACGAATACCACGCTGACGAGCTTCATAAATCATTGCCTGGACATAATTCCATAAACCACGCTCATAGCCTTTCCACATAAGAACTGCTGGATGATTACGCCATCCTCCTGTTGGAGACTTTCCAGATAGCACATTAAGAATTTGATAACATTCAAGTATCTGCTTGTTAAGGCGCTTACTATCTAACCAACGAGCTGTTACTACTGGATTTGATGATGGTAAAAATGTTTGCATTACTGTAATGGCTCTCGTGTTACTAAAACGATTGCCCCCTCCATTTCTAAGGCTTTTTTGACTTGGGTTACATATTTGACTGCTTCAATCTTTTCATCATGAGTCAGTGGCAAAAATGATCTTTCATCTAATTTTATCGTAAGAAAGGTATCATTGTCAATAAGACTAACCTTAAAGTTTTTAGGCGCAATAATATTATGAAATGCCCTACGCATTGCATCTGTATACATTATTTACCTTTATGCTTGCCCTCTGAATATTTAAATAGTTGCTCTAGTGATTTCCACTCAATATCATCCTCTACTCCTAATGCAGCAAGCAAAATCTGCCATGTTTCAAGAATATATACTTTTGCCAAATCTGTGGCTTCCACTATCTCAGCGTCTATTGCAAATGCCATGGGAAGACCAAGATCGTTATACTCAATAAAGTCCTTCAGATCTTTATCATATCTATAATTTGACCATAGTTCTGCCAGGATTGAACAAACTGTCTCAAAACTAGTTAGTTCGTCTCTGTCGTCAGCACTTTCCATACTTCTCCCCAATCCTTTTTACTCTTATGACTATTAAACTCTTTTGATATTTCGCCTTCTTCTAAGTATATACCGCCCCAAACTCCCCACTCTTTACCAGTTACACCAACTGCAAAACATTTATTAGAGACTGGGCAGGCTTTACATAAAGAATCAACTATAGATCTTGAGTCTATACTGTCCTCATATTTTTCAAAAAATGTGTTTGTATCTATACCCAAACACGCAGCAGTATCTTTCCAAAGATGCTGTTGCATAATTACAACCTATACTTATTAGGAATATCCCAGCCATTTTTACCAACAGGATAAGTTCTTTGTAGATACCATAGTCCATTAACTCTGATACCGCTTGTAGATGTTCTACCAGATTCAGATCTTTTACGATCTACTACATCCCATCCTACCCAAGCAAGGTTATCATGCTTTGCTACGATCTTTTCCATTTTTTCTAAACTTGTTACTATCATTATGTCTCCCTTAATACCTAAAGATTCCAATTTCAATTTGTTGTGATTCTGCTAATGAAACAAGCTTAGACGCTTGTTCTTTAGGCTTACTTAAAAAAGCAAAGTAGTTAATATAACCAAGATTTTCAACTACCCAAGCAGATGGCACCTTGTAGTGCTTAATCTTTCTCCCTCTTGCCTTCATTCCTCTTTCGGATAGATTGCAAAACTCAGATACCATTGAGTTAACTTTAGCTGGACCAACAGAGTAGATATGTAATTCTGTATCCCCTTCTTGCATCCCAGACATTGCTACACCCATGGCACGTAAAAAAACTTGGTAATCATTGAACTCTTTGCTTCCTTGAACAACGACATTCATTCTTTTACCCCATTTAATTTATCTAATATAAACATCATCTTATCAATCTCAATTTTAGACATACTGGAGGTATCGATTTGTCTAGCGGTATCTGGACGAACAGATCCCTCAACAACATCTGCAACATAAAATATATTGTCTTTAATCCAATAAGCGTTATTCTCAATAACCATAACCTGAAGCATATGCTTTTGGATATGATTCTGCGATTGAGATACCAACTCTTTTTTTATATGGCTAGGTTCATTAAATACTCGTGTTTTATTAAACACAGCAGTCTGGCTTCTCATTGCCCCTTTTATCCCCTTTGCCCTAATTTTTGAGTTATATCTAATTATATATGATGAAAGAAAAAAAGTCAAGACGGCTATAAGCACATATTGAGCTATATCAATTAACATTTTATCTCCTACCTATACTATTGTATCAGTGGATAGGGTATATGTCAACTAGTTATTATCTTTAAATACCGCAGAAAAAGAATTTGATTTGGTATGATCTGCACCAAAATTAGAGAACATTTCTTTATTCATTCTCTTTTCTCTTTCAACTATTTTACGAGACCAGGAAAATCCTGCGTCCCCTCCCCAAGCATCCCACATGATTCTTCCATTGGACGGATTGGATGTGTTATAAAAATCTTTTCCTTGCTTATCTACTTCATGACGTGAGAAGAATGAATACATACGCTTTACTGTGTCAAGAGATAATCCTCTTCCAGCAACGATATCTGTTGCTCTACCCCAGCCTACTGGAGTTCCAGCACCCTTTGCTTTGCCCTCTTCTTTCCATCTAAGAGCACGACGTGCTGCTGCTTTCATGCCTGCAGTTGGCGCATATGTTTCTGCCTTATGAATATCTGAAGGCTGAACTATTTTACTTCTTGACATCTTTTTTCTCCCCATATTTTCCAAGAACTGCCTTTACAGTTCCATCTTTTCTTAAACGAACAATCATTCCGTCTTTAATTTGCACTGGATTAAAACCACGATGTGGTTTATGCTTACCGCTTGACATTATTTTATAAAGCCTTTGAAGTCTAAAAGACCACCACTCCAAATACTCTTTGTAACTTCTTTTTCTGCTTTATATGTTCCACCACGACGCTTATATTCTTGAACTACCCAAGAATTTGCAACTGCAGATGGATATACATCAAACTTATCTTTTGCTTCACGAATAATTTGTGCATATAGACGAGCATTTGATGGCTCACTTCCACCGCTACGTGGCTTAATCATTTCTCCATAATTTGGCTTTTTCTTTTCCATATCATCACCACACTCTGGACAATTATCACATGTAACATCCATTTCTTTACATGTAGCACATCCACATCCAGCATATGCTTTATCCATTCCTACATTAGATTCTAATGATGGCATTGCCATAACTTCTGAA